ATCGGGTGTGTTAAACTCTAATGTTGGAAACTTACTGTGATATTTATTTCTTTCTAATACATGACTCTCAACAACATTATCAATACCATCGCTGAATTGGGCTGAGGCAGGAACAAGTTGCATTAACATAGTTTCGAGGGTTGCATCAATCCACTTATAGTAATTAATAAATTTATCTAAGTCTGGCGTATTTGAAACTCGCTCGAAAAAGAACTGACGAAGGTAATTTAAATCTTTGTATTCATGACGATAGCGGTTTACAGGGTCACCAATTAGGTTGTTGAAATCAGCGATGGACCCAAAATAATTGATAATCTCATCAGAAATAACCTGATACATACTTTTCTCGAAGGCATAGTATGTTTTAGTAGGTCTAGTTTCCTTTGTAAAGACTTCTGTTTCCTCCTGATTTAATACGCGGATGTTGTCATCGCCAAATACGACCTCGGGAAGCTGCTGCCTTGCAGCATACAAATATTGTGTTTCTACTGAACTAGTTGAGTTAATTGGGAAAAAATCACCTCGTCCAGTGTGCTGATACTTAAGAATTGGACCAAGCCAATTATAGCGAGAAGTTAATGCAATAGAACCAGATGTCACATCTTGTACTGTAAACTTTCCATCAAAAGTTGTTGCAACGCCACTGCCATTATCTGACCCTGTTACAGTTTGAAAATCCCAATAAAGTGCAAGAGATTCAATTTCAGGAACTTGGATATTTGGAAGATCCGTCTCAAGAAGATATGTATCACGATTTGGTCTTGGGTGTCCAAAGTTGCCTGGGTCAATTGCGTGATTTTGAATTGCAGAGTTATCAAGGTAATCGAACCAGTAGCGACAAGATGCAACCCTTACATCAGTAGAATGTAATGTTGATCCAGTGAAATTGGTTTTATGTGCGCCGACAAATAAACGTTTTGGAGAGGTTAATAAATTTTCTGCTGTTGTTTTTGCAAAAGAACTAGTAATATTAAATTCATGAATTTTTCGGTCAGCAATGTAGCTAACTCCATAAAATTCCACAGTATAATCGGCGTCTAAAGCTCCGCTGGCAAAAGATTGAGGGTATCCTTGGGGCTTAATTCTTACTGCAAAATTCCACTTTTCATTGTTATATGTATTCTGATAAAAAGACGTTGTAAGTTCAGGAATTGGGAAAGGATTGGAAGATGTAAGCATGAACTTGACATCGCTTGATTCAGCCTGGTCTCTGATTGCGAATACTTGAAAGTTCGCAACGTCAGATGTGTTCCATGTTAAATCGGTTTCAGTTCCATCCATCGAAGAAGAAACAACGGGAGTGTGCATACCAAACAAAGAGGCAGATATTTCAGTGTAGTTGTCTTTGAAAGGAATGTCAATGTCTTCTGAATATCCATATGGGGAAACTTTTTTAGGAAACACTATCTCCGTTTCAACTGTGATTGGAAAGCTGTCTTCGTATGTTTTATTATCTGTGGAGGAGCCCGATATGTAAGAAACACTGTTTGGGTTTGAGGCGTCAGCATATTGATAAACAGTTGCTGCAAAATTGTCTGCGTTATTAAAGTTAACTGTTTTTGTTTTGTAGCTTTCTGATCGGCGCTTGGTTTCAAATTTGTATGTATTGTTGTCCGCGTAAGCATTAATTCGAATAATGTCATCACCAACACCAAAGCATCTAATTAAATTTCTAAAAGCTTTTTCAGTTCCCTTTGCTTTGTAGATATCAGTGAGGTTATTGTAAATGTTGTTATAAATTAAATTTTTAACTGTGTTAAGGTCTTCCTCATATTCTTTTGTTTCGTCGCGATTACGATAATATTCTAAAACGCTACCATTAGAAAAAAGCTCTGGGGCGTCTAGACCAAAAGAACGAACTGCTGTTTGAACTTGAGGATAAACTTTAAATAATTTACCAGAAGCAGAGGAGCTTGGATAGCTTGCAATATTAAGTTTTGGAAGCTCACCAACAAGAAGATCAAGATTGTCAAGATAGGTTGACATGATTTGAGTTAGCTTTTTTAAATCACCTGTTGTTCCGTTGCCTTCATCTTCTTCAATAATCCAAGTAGGCATTGTAAAATATAAAGAAGAATTGTTTTCGTAATCCCATGTCGTGCCAGATAATTCAAGCTCTGCACCAAGGTTTTCAATTTTTGGGTGATTAGAGCGAACAATTGGATCTAATTCCTCTGTTCCGGCTGACGCAGAGTTAATCGCTGACCCTGTGTTACGAGCATTAGAGCTTGGATACCCTTGCCATGTTCCATTAGAAATACGACCAGAATAATCAAGCACAACACTGTCGGTTGTGGTGTCAGTGGTAATTCCTTCATTAAATTTATAGTAAATACCTAAATCAAGATTGGCTGTGTCTGTGTTTGTGCCACCGCCGAGGTCACTTGTAAAATAGTTTCTTGCTATTTGTTTTTCAGTTCGACGAGTTTTCCAAAAACGGAATTCATCAATAGATCCTGAAAGCTTACCCCAGCCAAGGTTTGGACCAGCGTTTGCTGACATGTTAATTGTTCCAGTAAGCAGCGCACCAATATTGGCTTGTAAGTCCTCTCGGATCTCGCCAATGTTTGAACCAGTTGTTATTGTCTCAATTAAAGATCCGTTTACATAAAGCTTTGTTTCAATATCAGTGCCGCTGTTTGCAAAACTAAGTGCATAGTGCTGCCAGTCAGAAAATGAATTTAAGTCTAAGGTAGATCCAATTTCAACAGAGGAGGTGCTTAAGCCAAGAGCACCAGATAACACAGTGACCATAAATGGAGAAGAGGCGCGTGTTCCATCGACTTCGACTCTTAAGCGCCCATAGTCTGCACTTGAAGAAGCTTGTCCGTTCCACATATCAAAGACAACTTGCTTCTGTGTTAAAGAAGTTGCCAAAGAACCTGTTTTCATCCAAAACTCAACAGTAACACCGTTATCTAAGTTTGTTTTTAAATTTGTTTCACGAGTGGCAGAAATTGGACCCGAAGAGCCTGTGACTGTTTGATCAAAAATATTTGATCTTGAATCAAAAACACCTGCCAGGGAAGCTGTGCCAAGCGAAGAGCCATAAACTGAATTAGGACCGCCCTTTACATTAATATATTCATAATCACCAGTTGCAGGGGCACCATAGCCCACAACAATACTACCAGTATTTGTACCCCAACCATCGCTTGCAAGGACTGCGTATCCTGTTGTTTTAGGATATCGATTATCGTAAAGGTATATATCAAGAAGTGTAGCATCGTTACGCCATTTAATTTTTTCTTTTAGCGAACCATCGTAAGGATATTCTCCATAAATGTATTGGAGTGATTTATCATAATATTCTTTAGCAGAACCATATTTTGCGAAGTTTGCTGGATCACTAAAGTCAATGTGGGGCTCAAGTCTATCTTGTTGCTCGATATATTCTTGAATATATTCTGGAGACTCAATTTCCTGCGAAAGAGTTTTGAGGCTCGAAGATACTACAACTTGTGAACTTCTGTTAAAAAGATCCTTTGTGGACATATTATTCCTCTACTCTAAATTTAAATATATCTGGGTACTCGTTCCAGCTTTGTACGGCGTCATCATAAAATGCAAACTTAATTCCATAAGCATATCCTGCCTCTAATAAATCCATATCAAGCTCAAAGTAACTACCACTAACATCAAATGATAATTCAGTGTGTCTATCACTTCCTGTGCCGAAGGGGATAACGTCCAAGTTGTCTACAAGTCTAATAACCTTAAAAGAACCGCTCTCAACAATAAGGTTCTCAGGAACCTCGCTTGCTTTAACATAAATAGTTGGCTGCCAATCTTTGTTGCGAGTATAAAGTCTGAATTGAGCAGTTTCGTTTCGATAGTAGCGATCTCTTAAATTTGTAATGTTCATTACATATGAAGAATAAGGATTGTAAGCAAGTGACCCAAGTTTTTTTGGCTTAAACGATGATGTTGCAAATTGTGTTGATCCACTGTGCCACACATCAAAAGCTGTTGTAAGTGGATTAGCAGCGGCTGTCAAAGCAAAAGACGCAGAGTATATACCTGTGCTAACATGTCCGCCTGTAATGATATAAGGGTTGCCAGCAACAACATGAAGTCCATCGGCTACGTTTATAATTCTGTCTCCGGTTGGTTCAGAATTGTCTGCGGAGCCTGAATAAATACTAACATAAATCTGTCCCGTGCCAATATCTGGTATATTTTTTAATCTTCCGCGAACCCTGTTATAAAGGTATAAAGTGTATAAGTTTTCATCAGAAGTTGCGAGAGAACTACTAAAGAAAAAATTACCTCTGTCATCGCGAGTTGCAGAATCCCAACGTGCTTCGATTACAGGGCGTTTAAAAAAGAACTCAGAGCCTCTAGCAAAAAACTTCTTGGTGTAGGATGAAGAAAAAGCCGTTTCATTTTCTAAAAAAATACCAACCCCATAATTTTGTTTTCCATTATTTGTGCCCATGCCGCTTCCGCCAGCAGGAGAGCCATACATCCATTGTTCAACCAAGTCGGTAATATCTACTTCTAAACCTTCAACACCACTATCAAAGGAGGCTGTAAAACGTGGCTCTGCATGATAATCTCCACCTGTTGTGGTCCAGGTAACAATTCCAGCCGAGGAAGAAGAGGCATCTTTCCAGTTGGAAGCCCCTTGATCTGAGTAGTCTTCCATATCCAAACCTGTGCCTTCATTCCAAGAACGAGAAACAGCCGCAACAATCATGTTGTAGTTGCGAGGTAATGTGAATGGGTGTTTGGCATTAAACATGCGAAGATAAAAACTAACACTTCCACTTTCTGGGATTATTCCATTGGTACGATCTGTTTTGATTGACACCGTGCCGGTAACAGGAAAGTTAACAAGCACTCTTGATAATTCGGAAGATCCAGTAGATTCTTGCCCGTAAATACGAAAGACCTCAAGCGAGTCCGACAATCCCATATTAGAGCCAGTTGCGCGTGTGGTTAAGTTTGATTTGAATGCATTTGTAATTGTATTGTCTGCATTTGCTGTATATCTTTTAATGCCCATTATCTAATTGTTCCTTCAATATCTGCACTGGGATATCTAAGCTCAAAAATAACATTTTTTGGGGCTCTAATTAATCTCCCATCTGAGGTGGTGTACGCCTTGACATTAAAATTTGTTGTTGCATATCCTGCACCAGTTTTTTGAAATACCTTTACAAAAGTTGCATCAACAATTCCTGGCGTTGAATTAATTAAAGAGTAGATTTCTGTAATACTAAATGATTCTCCAACATCTAATTTTGTTTCGAAAAACTGATTCATTCTGTTCTGTACACGATCAAAGACAACTGTTTTATTCTCATTGTTGCTTGCAATTGCAGAAAATTTAACACCAAGATTAACGATCTTTGCATCAAGAATATCGACAGAATCATTAATCATACGCTTTGTATTTAACCAAGTTTTAATATTTTCTTTTAATACACTATTTGTTGCCTCAAGTATTCCATTTGTTGCTTGACTAATAACATAAATATTAATATTCCTTAAATTAGAGTCCACGTCTTGTACAATAGAGCAACGTTTTATGCCACCAAATTTTGCGGGCATTGATAAAACAAGCGTTTTATAATCTTCGGCTGTGACTGCACGGTTTTGCGCTGAATGAGCACCTGAAATAAGTTGTCTCAATTCAGTGATAGTAGGAGGTGCTACATTACCTTGGATGGGATTTTCATTTGTAACTTCTAAACTGCCTCTAACCGAATTAATAGTTGCTGTGTTTAACTGTGTTCTATTTGCAAATTCTAAGTTTGCACTCGCAACTTCGTTAACTGCATTCGCGCCTGCATTAGAATTTTCTGCTGTATTAGCACGATAAGTAACAGTTAGTGTTGTATTTGATGGACCAACACCAAACTTATCACCTTTAATTAAAATTGTGGGATCCATGGCACTGTCAGTAATATAAGTTTTTGAGTGTAAATCCAATACAACATCGCGAGCCTCCGCTAAACTTGGAGAACTTAATTGATCGTCGGAGCCATATCCAAAAACTAAGGTTGTTTGTGTTTGTGTTTTTCTGACGATGTATCGTCTTGGCACAACAAAAGGTTTCACAATCGTTGGAGCTTGAACATTTGTAGTTACATCTGTGTTTGTTATTGGTACATAAATTGTGTTTTGTGATAAATGGTCCACTTCATAATATTCTCTACCCTCGGCGTCAACAACAGAGACCACCTCTGTAGTTGCCGTTCCAGGTATTTCAATACTGCGAAATCTAACAAATGAACCAATTGTATATGTTTGAATACGAAGCTGACCAGAGACAACTTGACCAGTTGCCTTAATTGCATATTGTGTTGGCACACCTGTTGTAGAATTTGTAAGAGCCACAACAACTTCGTTGTTTGCGTCAGCAAAATCAACATCAGTTAAAAGTGAAAAAAGAGATCCGTTTCCGCCTTTAAACGAAGAGCCAGACTTTAAAACAGGCGCATAGCTTAAATCTGGTCCAGTATTAGAAGAATTTGATGGAACTAAAATATAAAGTGTGACATCACCATATGTTGAACGTGGACCTGCGTGTCTATAGCCAACAGTTTCAGCGTGCTTTAGAACATTACCATATTCATTTGCTGTAAGGAGGAAACTTTCATTTGCTTGATAATCTAAATAGAAAGACAGCACATCTCCAATATAGGATACAGCATCTATCATTAAGGCACCAAAACCTGCGTCTGTAAAATCTCTAAAGGTATCTGGATAATACCTTTGTGCATGCTCAATTAGTTCGCTCTTAATTGTGCCGAAGTCTCTGCTTAGATAATTAACATTGACGTTTTCTCTTTTATCAGCCACGAAATAGTGTCTCCTGTTACATAATTATATAAATAACTAAATTTCTAACGATAATGTGTCAGAAATAAATATTGTTGGAATGCGGTATTTAATTTGTATATGAACATAGTTTGATAATGATGACGGCTCAATTTCCGTTTCATTAAAGTTGTTTCTGTCAGAGAAAAAATTAATATTGTCAATTGTAATATAAGGCAAATACGTTCTAACTTGTTGTCTTATTTTTTCCTCTATTTCCTCAAACACAAACGTATCTGCATTTTCAAATAAATACGTTTTTATTCCAACACCAAAGTTGGGCAACATAATTCGCTCACCCGGATTTGTGAGCACTACCATTTTAAGATTCTGTCTTGCAACTTCTTTAAAGTTTTTAGTTAAACCATATCCATCAATTTTATCAATATGTAATGGTAATTTTGGTGATAATCCTGGCACTCAATATTGCTCCTCTTGTAAATAGTTCTGAATAGTCCGTTAAGTTAATAGATTTTTTGTAAACGGATCCTGATAAGATATTTGTCCCTCGCCATAAATAGAGGCATAAAACGTTTGCAATGTTGAAAGCTTGGCACGAGCGGTCATGTTATGTAAGTTGATGCCATTTATGCCAGAAACAAATATGTTCTCATCGGACAGCGATGCATACTCATAAAAGGACAAAGATGCAATTAATTCTTTTAAACACAAGACATTATTAATAATAATCTTATACTCATCTGTTTCGAGCAACATGTTTTTAATGTTCTTGAAAATTTCATTGTCATATTTGTTTTGTATAGAATCTAAAAATTGTTGAATAGTAATATCTTGATTGGTTGTTGTATCAACATACTCGCACTCTGCGCTTGCTACTGGGAAGGTTACCATTTCGTATTGCTGAGTTGAGCCATTAATAGTTCTTGTTTGATTTGTAAGATAAAAAGCCTTTTTTTGTTTACGAGCATTTTTGCTATTTGATGAGTTTTCAATTATACTTGATAAATTTGTGAACATGGAATCCTTGAGGTCCGTGGCTTCTTCACCTTCTTTGTAACCATAATCTGCAACATATACCATTCTGTATCCAAATCTAATATACTCAAATCTATCAAACAATAAAGAATTTAAAACCGCCCCACCATCACCTGATAAATCATCACCAAACTCTACAAATTTATCAAACAATAAAGAATTTGAACTACTAACACCTGATAGATCTAAAAGAAACGCTCCATAGCCAGTTATAACATTGCTTTGTGTTTTTATTTTATAGTCCACATATCTTTCAAATGCAAACCCGCCTTTTCCATTCCTTTGGTTAAAGGGGTTTAAAATTGCTTCACTGCTGGTTGCAGATTCATAATCCTGTGATAGTTCCCCGTCAAAAGTCGCATTAATATAAATCATTACTGCATCCTCTGTGCCGGAATAAGTTCCATATTTTTTTCCTACGACGATAAATTCATAATTAACACTATAACTGGCTACTCCCACTTGTAGATTTATAGTATCACTTGTTGCATATCGGATCTCTTCTTCACTATTTCCATATTCGTCTATAGAGAAATCGGATATATCATCATAGGTTGGTAGTGAAAGAGTGGAAATCCATTCATCAAAGGTGTTAAAAAGACTATTGTATAATTCATCTGGTACGCTATCGCCAACACTATCTTTGAAAGAGGTTTTTGTATCATCTACAAAATCAGATATATCTTTCTGTTTTACTTCTGTGGTGGAGAAAGAGACATTAAATTTGTCAAAATTACTAACATATTTGCTATCGGGAGGTGTTTGAAATGAGCTTTGAAAATCACTATCAATATCTGAAGGGGCATCAAATGTTGGGAATAGGCGATTTGTAACAAAGCCATCCCAAGATTTCCATTTTTCTCCAAGATTAAGTGTTTTAGCAATGGGTGATTTTAAATTATTGATTTCAACCTTAATAATATCTTTTAAATATTCTACATCGGTTTCAAATTCAACAGGCTCTTGTTCCCCAAGAAGTGCGAGTATCTCATAATATTTTTTTGCTGCTGATTTAAAATCAGAATAAAGATTTGTGGTCAATCCAAAACTTACGTCGTATTTTGTTGTTTCATTAAAAAGCAATGCTAAAATATTTGTGATAAATATATCACTTTCCATAAATGCTAAATCAAATTTATCATATACTTGAATTGTAATTAGTGCTTGCTCTACAATCAAAAGCCTTATCATCATTACCAGTGATTGGCTTGCGTTTACCCTTCGTGTGGTGGACAATGAATCACAAAAGTCACCACTAAATGTAGCGTTTAATAGTTGAGAGTTGAGTTGTTGCGAAAACGACCGCATTGTATTATAATTTAAAATATCGCTTGTTGGATATGATAGATTTATATTATCAAAGTTTTGGTACTCCCAATATTTTTCGGGTGTGCTACGACCTTCATGTCCATATTGTATGTACCATATCATCTGTGAAATAGTATTATTGATAAGTTGCTGCACAGTAGGTCCACTGGTGGAAGCTTCCACTATTTCTTTTCGTATATCAGTCCTGGCGGTGGCATCAATACCGCTGCCTTGAAGTGAGCTAAGAACAAGACTGGCAAGTGCTTTAGCAGCGGCAGGCATACGTTCTTGATCTAACCCAATTATATAATCGAACGTGGTTGTTGTTTCATCAGTATAAGAATACGACAATCTTTCAAGATCTGTTGTGGTTAATTTAAGACCTAAATTTGTTGATGTATTGCCAATTGTGTAGCCCTGATTGTACTCAGTGACTGAATTTCGGGTAGAGCTAGAATCATCCAGCGCGATACTTGTTACTTTATCAACCGTAACAATGTCATTTGGCCAACCAGGCGATTTCAAATCACCTCGTGATATAAGTGACTCACTAATTTTTCTCTCCGTAACAGTCACTTTATTATTTTTATCACTAACAATAATATCATAGATATATACAAACCCACCGATAGCTTCAGGTATAACAATTCTTTGTGCTATGTCTTTTCCATCTTTAAGAAGTAGGTAAGCTAAACTGCCGATAAGAATTGCAGCAGCGATTGCCCAGCCAACTGGTCCGGTTGCGGCTCCCAAGAAAGACAAAAACTTCGCTTTAAGTATAACACCGCCACTAGCACCGGCAGTAGTCGCAGCTAAGTAAGCTCCAGCGGCGGCTTTGGAAAGCGCAGGAGCAGCCCACAATATAGCTGTTGCTGCTGTTCCGGCGGACGCGGCGGTGGCGGCTGTGGCGGACCCAACAACGTAACCAGTTCCATTCTTCTCAATAATATCCCAATCGTTGTTTGCAATATTCACAAGCCCATCTGCTAACTCATCGGAAAAATTATTGTTGTCTCCAAGTGGTCCTTCCCAAGATGTGTCAGTTATTTTTGTTTTAAAATCTGATTTATCCCCTGTTCCAAAGAAGTTACCATAATCATAACTGATTTTTTTTGTAACGGGCTGATCCGCATCACTAAATTCATTTTTAACTAATATTACTTCTGTTAATCGATCTGCTCCAAGATTTGTGCGCCCACCCTCATGATAAAGCAAAATAGCATATGAAATAAGTGGGTTTACTGGATCGAAGAAAAGTTGCCGCCATTCACCATCTTCTTCGTCTTTATCTTCGATAAAATCTAGTATATCTTCAGTTGCATCATTTGGAACACCATTAAAAAATTCATCAGTAAGTTGTTGTCTAAAACTATCTTTTTTAAAATTCCCAGGAAAGCTTTGAATTATATAAGTTTCGTTTCCATTTAAAATATCAAATTGTTCAACAGGGTCAACATCTATATCGGGCGCTTTGGCTGCGGTTGCCGCAGAATATCCATATAAGTATTTACCATTTTCAAGTCCATACTGATAAGCATAATTGCCAACAAAATCATAAAACAACAATTGTGGGTTCACAATGTTCTGTGTGCTCGGCTCTCCCTCTTCATCGATTCCAAAAAGCTGTTTCCAAATGTCTGAGTAATTTTGTGCATCAGATGAAAAATTTGCAACTGCTCCGCCGAGAGCGCCATCAACCACAATATTAGAAATTTCACTAATCACAGGAGGTGTCTCGGGTATCAGACCGCCCTTGCCAAAAATATTTGGAAACGGAGGGGCGAAGCCGCCTGCTTGATACGAGTTTAACTCATCAACTTTTAATAATAGTGCGTTCTTTTTACGTTCTTTTTCTTTATTAATGATCTCATCAATTTCTTCTGTGCTAAGTGTTGAGTCTTTTCCTTTTAATATTTCTTTACGAATTTCTAAATCATTATCAAGATCGCAATAATCAAAAGCAACTTCAGGTACATCTGAAATGTCTTGTGTTAAAAACTGTGGCTGTAGTATATCACCAACGCCCATCATTATGTCTTGAAAAGTCTCTTTTGACGTAAAAATTGTGCTGCCGTTTCTTGTGACACACTTATAGGCAATATCGACAATTTCTTCGGATGCCACACCTTTCAGAAAAGCTTGGTTCTCAGTGGGTGTTAATATTACACTTAATTCATCTGCGCCTCTGTTAACTTCAGAGAAAAACTCTCCTATAAATTCTGGTGAGATAAAAACGTTTTCAACTTCACCAGTATTCGGATTTGGAAGATTAACAGAAACTCCAGTTTGAGTATATAGCCGATCAATTGAACCCTCTATTCTGCTTGCTGCTTTTCCAATAACGCCAAGAAAGCCTCCACCTGTTTCTGAAAGTAAAGCAGATTTCCACGCCTCCGGGTCATTAAGTGCAGTTATATCAATACCAAGTGTTTGACTGAGCCAAGATTTAAGCCCCTCTCCTACTCTTGCAATACCATCTGCGCCGGATAAAATTATTTCACATAACCCATTAAGTATACTTAAAATGAGCGAGGATAATGACGACACTAATGTATTGTAAAGTGAGGACAATGCAGCACTAATTGTATCCGCTAAAAAATCTAATGTGGGTAAATCATCTGGAATATTAATTCCTTGAAAAATAGGAAATCCTATTTTTAAATCCACATCTGGCGTTCCATCACAACGGTCAAAACTACAATTGTTTACAAGTCCTCCAAGACTGACATTTCGTATATTAAGCACTTCTTCTAAGTCTGGGTCGTCAAAAACCTCCTGACCAAATGTTGTTATCATATTCTCTAAAAGACATTGGATTGTTTCTTCTAATACACACCCAAAATTTACTTTTGCCATTACATCTTCATATAAGACATTAAGTGCTCCAGAAACCCCGCCTCCCTCGTTTTCTGCACGGGCGGAAGCGTCTTGTAGCTTCTCACGAAGTTTTTTAACGCCTTGTGTGGAAAGACTATTATTACCAATAAATTCTTTTGTTTGCTTGACAGTTCTTGCTATGTTTGCTTTAGTACGAGGATCGGAAAACAAAGAATCTTCTTGCCTTTTTTCTTCTCCTGTTTTACACAAATTAATATCTAAATCTAAAGTAATTAATTTAGCAAGATTTGCAAATGAAAATAAATTACCATTTTCATCATATTTTTCTAATCCGTCGAGGTTGTCTTCTTTTGGCAAAATAACTGGAACGGGAATCGTATATTTTGTAAAAAAATCAAATGCATTAAAACTTGGCTGATCACTAAATTGTAGATCAGAGAGCATTTCTCTAATGTTTATAAGATAATTAATTGTTGTATCGTGGTTTAAAACACTGGTTTCTAAAAAACAATCATATCCAATTGTGTATTGGTCTGTGCCCACGAGAGCGAAGGCAGCGTTATAATCAAAAGAAAATCCAATTTCTAATTGATAGTCCACTTCATTGGGTTGTACGCATTCTGGATCTTCAATCTCAAAAGAAGGTATATTATTAAGATCAATATATCTTTGAATTGCCCTACCTGCCGCGTTCAATCGATTAATTTCGCGAACAATATTGACGTTTGAAATATAGTTGCTGGAATTAAGCAATGTTGGTACTAAAGACAACATGCTGTCTGCTACTGATGAAATTAATGAAGAAGCTTGCCCGACAGGAATAAATGCAGACAAATAACCCTCTGCTGGTTTGTTGATTTGACACGCTGTTAGATCATCATCAAGGTTATCAAAATCTGCTTTAGGAACCGATACAAGAACTTTCATACGCACACAAGGGCGATATGATACAAAATAATCCTCTACAATTGCAAGATCAAAAATGTTTGTACGAGGGGCACTTGAAGGATTGGTTACAGTATTAAATGCTTCAGGAGCTTTGTCAAGCAAGCCTTGGATCATATTTGGATCAGAAATAGGCACAAAGGGTGTTCCCTCAGCCGCACCGTCATCCCGCATTTTTCCATAAAATTTTAATAATTTTAAAACACCGTCTATCCGTGCTTCGGATAAGCGAGACTCTTTATCATTGCCAGGGGTTTCGTATTCACTAGTGACAGTGATATAATAATTGTCCTCGTCTTGAAAAGGAGTACACTCATTTTGTGATCTCCAATCTAATGTAAGCGGTGTTGGCATTATTAATTAACCTTATTGTATTTGCTGCAAATATATTTGCTCGATGCAGAGCTTAAATATTTAGTTTTCCATAGGATATTTGTATTAATTCTGTTTTTATAATTATCAATCATGCCACTTGCCCCTTCCATGGAGGCTTGAAGCCCCGAAGCGACAAGAGAAACTGATGGAACCGTAGATATGGCTCCGGCTGGGGATGTGCCCAAATGTGTGTGCGATGCAATTTTTGTATTAAACTGAGCCTGAAGTTTGAGGAAGTTTAGAACAACTGAAGATAATTCATTAAATCTTTTTTCAAATTCTTGTAACGCCTCAACTAAGTTTTCACCTTTGACAATTGACTGAATATCTGTTTCATCATTACAAGCGATTAGTTCAATGCCATTGTAGGATGCAGAGCCATTTTTAGAGTTTTGCGGCTCCGTTCTCGTGACAAGTTTAATACCATCTGTTCCAACAACTCGCACAGTATCAGCCTTAATTCCGATACCGGAACGTGCAGTCATATTTCCTTGTGCGCCGTCTGCAAGATTAAAATTTGTGTCAATATCTGTTTTTTGACTAATATAAATTCTCGCGCTATCAGAACGAAAGTTTGGATCCACATTAGATGTAGCATTGGGTGAAGGACCGCCTCGTCCAACTACAAGGTCAATCGCTGAAGCTTGAGTGTGTCCTTGCCCGCCATAACCGGAAGCCCTGGATGCTGGTCTATCTCTACCAAGGACAATATGAGAATTACCTTTTGAATACGTTTTTTCGTTTTCAGCCTTAATATATTTTGGAATTGGCTCAAGAATCGTATCTCCAAACACACCACTAGTTGTATTGGCACTAAGATTTAAATTGTCTATTCCGCCTTCTGCAATTGCACGCATAGTTGCAGGCAAGCCATCAATATTGTATGAATCTATTTCATTTGCCATATTAATAAATAGTTGAGTTTATTAAAGTGAAGCCACTTCATCTGGGTTTCTATATGCCGTGGGCATTCGAGTATATCTATCACATTGCATTTGATAATCACTAGCAGTTTTAATACCACCATTGTTTTCTAAATATTGCGCGGCTCCTGAAGCACCTTTGCGTCTAAAATAATCATTATAAATACTATAATTTGGACCTCTTCCAACGGCAGCAGGATAATAAATAGCCATGTATAAGTCAGAAGAAGTATTAGACCGCCCTTTTACTTTGCGTGGATAATATTGAGCTAAATATAACTTAACATAATCCATTTGTTCTACCGCTCCCATAGCGGCAAGCTCTTCTCCTGTTTTTCCAACTGCCGCCTGTCCCGCATCTTCACCTGGGCAAAATTGTATTAACCCTACACATCCTATACCATTAGTTTTGCTGGGATCAAAAGTTAAGCCTGATTCAAAATATATGACATTTGCTAACCAACCTGGATCTGCAATGCCCAATTCGTTTGCTACTTGCACAATTTTTTCAGCAAAACCATTGACAGCAGCAACCTCTGGATATGCTGCTTTTATATCCTCTGCTGTTGCCGGTGCATCCGAATAGACTGTGGGTTTCGGTGTAAAATTTAAAGTTCCACTTTCAAGACCAGATACACCATAGTTTCCACATGTGGTTACCTGTGGTGTTTGTGATTCGTTTTCTTGTGTTTGTGGTAATTGATCTGACATATTATCTCCTTATACTTGTTCTGATTGCTGTGGCTCTTCATCTGCTGGCTCTGATTGGAAAACCTCTTCATCATCTGGCTGATCCGATGTGCCAATCGGATCTCCAGTTGCATGGTCTACTCCGTTCAGGACGGAATCTGTAGAACATGTTGCTGATGATAGTAGAGCCCCTCTGTTTTTCATTGCATTAACCACCATTCTTGTAAACTCTGGCTTATTTTCAACAATCTCAGCTATTACTGGTGTGGCTTTATTGTCTACCCCATCATACTCAACCCTAATCATTGTTCCGGGGTCTAGTGTATCAAGTTCCCTTATTGCCGAGTTTGTAATTATTGCTTTTGGATAGGCAGTTATGTTTTCATATTCTAATGCAGCAAATTCGTCGTCGCTATTTTCTTCAACTGGTAGCAAAATTGGAATTGGACTTTCTGGACTTGTGTTAGCAAAAACAAATACATAATATTCTGGAAATTTTAAAACATCTAAACTTTTTGCTGCCTCATCAGAATCAAAAGCCTCTGCAACACCTTTTGCAGAATCCACAATCGCACCCCAGGCAGAGCTTGCAATGTTCGTTAAATTTTCTGACAGAGTGTTTCCATCTGTGTCATCCTCTGATATTGTTAATATTTGAGTGGAACGCAGTACAATACCATACAAACCATTAATTGGAGTAACGACACTATCTATAAATTGTGCTTGTGTGGCAAGCAAGTTAGAAGTTTTTAGAACATTATCATATTTTGAAGATGGTGACCTATCTTCTGAGATTTCTAATCTATTGTTTTCTTGAGATGGTGCAAAAAGAGAAATCAAAGTTTCTAAAATTTGTGCTGATTGTAATTGAACCAACTGTTCATCAGTAAGTTCACTGACATCTAAACCTAAATTGGTCCCTGTAGATGTAGGTGCAACATTAGGAGTGTTTGCAGGGGAACCGGATGATCTTCCAGTAACAACATTGCGTATTTTCTTTAAAGCGTTAAAAATACCCATCAGCTTTCTCCATTGAGCAAGTCAAAAATCTCCGTCTTGTCATCGTCAGTAAGACCAACTGATGTGCTTTTCTTTTTCTCTAACAGCGTCACGAGCTTAACAAGTTGTTCGTTAGAACGCTGGAGTGTTTCAACATACTTAGCTGCGACGGTGCCGACTTCCGTGTGGCGTGCTTCGTCTTTGCTCAAGTATACAATTAAATCGTTTAACAGATCTTTTGTGATCTCTCGATCTTTGCGGATATTCTCAATCGCTTCGTCAAGATAGTTGTCTGTTTTTTTCATGATATATGTGCTCCATAATAATTAGAAGCACTTTTATTTATTTACAGTATCACTAACTACTATGGAGCACTTTTAATCACTTACAGCAACATTCACACTGACAAGGTGTGGTGCAGCCGCAGCAGGCGCATTTTTCCATGATTCAGCCCTCCAATATTAATTAGAGCGAATCGAGCTTATATTTTACCGTTAACCCAATTTTTCTTAAAAATTCTATATTTTACACGCAGCTTATTGAGATTGTTAACAATTTGTTTTGTATTGAGACCAGTAATCTCACGGAGATACAAGTAGATTGCTTTTTTGTTGTAAATCATAGTATCTTCATCGATAGAATCTAACAATATCTTAATTGCTTCAAGAACCTTCTTTTCGTTTTCTTTTAGATTGCCGGTATCCCAAGACTCAATCTCTGCCCACAGCGACTTCCAGAACTCTAACTCTTCACGGTCTGAGTGATATGGATTAGA